GGTGGCAATGGCACCAGCTCAAACATTACCGGCACGCCCACAACATACGCGGGCGGTGGCGGCGGTTCTGTCCGTTCAGGAACGGGCGGAATTGGCGGCACGGGCGGCGGTGGAAATGGCACGGTTTCTGGCAGTGGATCAAACGGCACGGTAAACACGGGCGGCGGCGGCGGTGGTGGTGGATCGTCAAGCGGCTCAGGCGGCAATGGCGGCAGCGGGATTGTCATTATCAGCTTTGCCAATACGACAAATATCACGGTTGGTGCCGGGTTGACTTACAGCAACACGACGAACGGGGCCAATAAGGTCTTTTCCTTCACAGGTGGCACTGGCAACATCTCATTCAGCTAATGGCATACTACGCACTTTTAACGCCTCAGAATGTTGTCACAGAAGTCTTTTCGGGGAAAGATCCCGGTCAAGATGGAGTTGCCGATTGGGCAGCGTATTATACCAAAGTTCGCAATCAAAAGTGCTTGCAGACAAGCTATACCGGAAGCATCCGGAAGAATTTTGCATCGGTAGGTTTTACATACGATCAGACACGAGACGCTTTCATCGCTCCCCGGCCTGAGCCTGCCGAATATTACACGCTGGATGAACAAAGCTGCCAATGGGTGATGACCCCGGCGGGCATGCTGGCAATCACAACAGATGCCATCACGGCCCATTTTGACCAGGTGGCTAAACAGCGGGAATATGATAGTCTGCTGACCATCGACACCTATAAAGGCTCAAATGTGCCACAATGGGCCGCAGAACACGCTGCCTATTTTGCATGGCGTGATCAGTGTTGGATCAAAGCCTATCAGATTCAGGCCGATGTTGCGGCTGGCTTACGACCCGTGCCAACGCCGGAACAAGTGATCAGTGAACTTCCTATCCTTGTGTGGCCATCATGAGCGATCAGCCAAGCCAATCAACTCGCGAACTGGTTGAACAGCTTAAAGCTCAGGGCCTGACGTTTGAACAGATCGTGGCTGAACTCAAGAAACGTGGCATCAAGCTGGGAGGCCAGAAATGACAGACATCGTAGGGCAGATCAATAAGCAGCAGATGAGCAAAACGGTCAAGCGGGCCGCCCTTGCTGGCCTGCTGGCAATCTTGATTGTCGTTGAGGCCGATCTACCCGCCATCGTTGAAGCCACAACCCCGGCGGGCGTGGTGCTGGCGATTGTCATTAGCCAAGCGATTTCATTTCTCAAGTCAGGCAAAGAAATAAAGGTCTAAGCTGATGCAAGATGCAACAGTGGACGATTCAGGGCCGGGGATGTCACTTCTGCAATCGGCCCTTTATGGCGTAGGTTCTATCTGGGGGGCGGCTTATGTCGTTAATCATCCAGTTGAGGAATCTATCATGCACCTGTTTGTCAGACTCATTCCGCAAATCCTAATCGGCATTGCCGCCGTGATTCAGGCGGTCATTGCCTACCGCAAAATGCAACAAGCCGAAAAAGCCAAGTAACTCGGTTCGATCCTCAGTCCCGGAAAGGCAGGTGATCTGTTGTTCGGTGAATTAGTGGTCATGTACGGTCTTCAATGTCAAACGGGCGACTGCCCAAAAAACGTCCAAATTTCGCCCGTAGTGGCGTCGCCGGTGGTGATAGGTGAAATCTATCGACCGAACCCACTGCAACGCATCCTGCGCAAACGTGGGCCGGTTTATGCCGTTCCTGTTCTGATTCTTCCATCCGAAACCAAGAAAGACCAGGCGAAATAATGCCACTTGATCCAGAGATTCAGACTCAGCTTGATACGCTGGTGGCGGAAGTGAAAAGCAAATTCACTGCTGAAAACCAAGCGGCCCTCGACGCTGCTAAGATTGAAGCCGACGCCGCCATTGCGACTGTCAAGGCGGAAGCCGATGCCGCGATTGCGGCAGCCAAAAAGGAGGGACAGAGCGAACTTTTGCTCACCTTAAAAAGTGCCTTCGGACTGCCTGTCTAAGGCCATCTTGTCACTTGCCGCGTGCCTGTCTTTGTACTTTGGGAGTCAGAAGATCGGCACGCTTGGCGAAACCACGCAAACGGCACCAGAGCCAATCAAACCGGCTTGGCTGACGCTGGTTTATGGCTCACGCTCCATTGACTGGATCGGTGACGAAAAGATTATGGCCGCAGCCACCAGCCGAGGCCAGCGAATCAGCTTTATCAGTGCCGACGATGCGGCCCTTGAAAAGCTGCATCTGAGGCCGATGGTCGATGCAGTCGGCACGCCTTGTCTGATCTTTCAAGGGGCCGATGGATTGATTCAGCGGCTCGCAAAAGTGACCACGATTGACGATGTTGTCAGACAAATTGAATCGATCAAAAATTAGTTGGCAACTGTAAACGGCAAAACAATCGACCTGACACCCACTGACGGGATGCGGGCCGAGGCTGAACGCTACCGAAAATGGAAGGCCGACGGTCGCCGTGGTGGAACCGACACCGCACGGCGACGGGCCTCCCAGATTCTGTCAGCAGGCGAACTGTCGCCAGATGTGGTTATCACCATGTCGGCATGGTTCGCACGCCATGAGGTTGACAAGCGGGCCACCGGCTTTCGCCCAGGTGAAGCGGGCTATCCATCGCCCGGCAGAGTGGCATGGGCTGCATGGGGCGGCGATGCTGGCCAGACATGGGCTGACGCCAAAGCCAAAACGATTAAGCGTGCCCGTGGTGAGGCTGTCAAGGCACGCCAGACACCCAGACAACTGCTGGACGCAATGCCGGACGGGGAACCGCTTTACCGTGCGGCCCGGTCGATTCTGCTATCGATTGGCAAACAACAGATTGAGACTTGGCGGCGGTTTATCGAGCCACCCAAGGCCAAAGAATTCAATCCGCTTGACCCCTTTGCGGGTGCGATTGAGATGGGTAATCGATTTATCCCGACGATTACCAGTTATATCGATGAATCAGGCCGGGCGGCACTGGTCGAGCTTGACCAGCAGGACGCAGACGATTGGCTGGTGAAAGCTCCGCATGTCATTGATGCGGCACGAACGGCTACGCTGGACTTGTGCCAAGAGACGATTAACACATTTATTTTTGACTTGAACACCACGCTTGACGGAATCCGCGAAGACATTGCCGAATCCATCCGCACCGGCGAAACGCTTGGCGATACGGTTGACCGGGTATCTCGCTGGGTGGATGAAAACTCTCGCTGGCGTGCCCGTCGAATCGCTGTCACTGAATCAGCACGAGCCTACAACCAAGGCCGATTTGAAGCCACAAGGGGCTTAGATTTTGTGGCTGGTTATGAGTTGGTTCTATCGTCCGACGCCTGCCCACTCTGCCATGCGATCAAACGCCAATGCCCCGTGATTCCCAAAGATGGCACATTCGGCCAAAACGGCAAAAATGAAACCTATAAAAATCTGAAATTCCCGCCATTTCATCCCGGTTGCCGCTGTACAACCGTTGTCGTCTTCGATGATGAAGTGCCAAAGGAATGGCCACGGCCCGTCAAGCCTGCTGATAACGGCTACATCCTGCCAAGTGATGCTGACTTTGCTAACGCCATTGAAGGCGGTTATGAGTCAGTCGCCATCGGCAACGCTAAATCAATCAACGCCTTTATTTTGACTGAATAACAGGGCCTGACAAATGGAAAAACTCGTGAAGGCAGTCGAAACGACTGTCAATGGCGGCGGTGCAGGCTCGTTCAAGGGCTATGCCGCCCGCTTTCTCAACATTGACCGGCAGGGCGACATCATTCTGCCCGGTGCCTTCTCAGGTGCCATCCAAACATTTATGGACGATGGCGGCATGGTGCTTGCCGACCACGAAAACAAGACATCTGCCGTAATTGGAACATTGATTGACGCTCACGAAGATCGAAGCGGCCTGATGGTTGACGTCGCATTATCTGCCACGAAATCCGGTCAGGAAGTCAGACAGTTATTAAAAGAGAAGGCATTGCGAAAGATGTCGATTAGTTTTTACGCCAAACGTCCGACACGCATCCCAGATTCAGCCATCCGCGAACTCTGGCAAAAGTACGATTTCAAGCCAAGCGAAGCCCAGAAGCAACTTGCAAAGTCAGGTGCAAACCTGATTTCCGAGGTGGCAGAGGTCTTGGAAGTCTCCATCGTGCCGATCCCCGCCAACCCCGGCGCGGAAGTGATTGCAGTCAAGTCTCATGACGACTGTGATACACCGGCATTACCACCCACTGGCTTCGTGCAAGTGGCCGGTCAGTTGCTCGATTTCACCGCTTTAGTCAAGCGGTGCGAGCTTGCTGATCGTGTCATTTCTGATTTCCAATCGCCAAACCGGCGACATAAGTAAGGAGGCCACTCAAATGGCTTTGACAGAGACTCGCACGGCTTCGGCGATTGCTGAAGACCGTCTTCGCTTGGCTGCGCAGGTTCAGGGCCTGCGTGATGAACTGGTTTCAGCCCCTGACGAAGTTCGGGCAGAGAAGTCTGCCGACTTGTCGAGCCTGATGGACCAGCTTGAACGCTGTGATTCTGAATATCAACTGGCCGCATCGCTTGAGCGTGCCAATCAGATGATCGAAAAGATGGCACGTCAGCCGAACAGGCCCGAACCGACCGTTTACGGGTCAAACGTCCAGTATCAACCGGCCCGCGTCTCTTACGATGGTCGGGTGCTGGATAACGGCGGGCTTGCCGATCCATCTGACAAGTCGGCTCTTGCATCGCCTGAATATCATCAGGCATTCAAGGCTTTGATTCAGGCCCGCGGACGCATTGAACTGGTCAAGAGTTCAAGCCTGCGGAACATGCTGGAAGTCTATGGTAAGGGCGGCGACTTCGGCCTGCCTTCCAACGAGTTTTATATGCCCTTCTCGAAGGATATGACACTTGGCACCACCACCAACGGCACAAACACCGTTACGCCTGATTTCCGCTTTGATGTGGTTGTCGGCAGAACGGTTGCCCCTGTAATGACTCGCATCTGCCGCGTGATCAATACAAATGTCAATCAGGTGACATTTCCGCGTGATTCAAACACGAACAACATCACCACGTCCCCGCAGTACGGTACGACGTTCCGCCCGTTCATGGGTGAAACAGTCAATACCACGCTGTCAAAGATCGATACCGGCCCGTTCACCCAGTTGACGATTCCGGTTAACACCGGCACGATGTTCACCGATGTTTCGGCTGACTTCTTCGCCGATGTGGCCGGGATTTCCAACTACATCCAGACGGAAGCCTCAAAGGCTTTCGCTGCTGTGGTTGATAATCAGGTCATTAACGGCGTGACCGCATCGACCGAAGCGGAAGGCGTGATTTCCAACAGTTCTGTCGGCATCACCAAGACCGGCAGCAATAACACGCTGGTTGCATCAAAGGTGATCGACGGCTTCTATGCTCTCGCCGATCAGTATGCCACGAACCTTTCGTGGGTCATGCGTCGGGCCACTCATGGCAAGCTGGTTGCCCTGAATGATACGACCAACAGAAGCCTTTTCTTAGGCTCTGCCGATTCTGGCTATGTGCAAGGTATTACGCCTTCCATCATGGGCCAGCCGGTTTACTTTAATGGCTTTGTGCCTGCATCGGGTGCATCGACACCGAAGTCGATTGTCTTAGGTGATTTTAACGAGTACATCCTGCTCTTGCGGCAGGGCTTCACCGTCGCGATTGATGAGGTGTCGCTGGCCTATGCCAACCGCGTCCGCATCGCGGTCAAATACCGCTTCGGCGGTGCTGTGAGAGATCCGCGAGCCTTCCAGATTATTCAGGAACTCGTGTAAGTTTTGAGGGCGTGCCCCTCGCCGTTCCCGGTTGTCAGATGCTTCGGCAGCCGGGGGCGGTTTTTACCTTACTTTGTTTATCACACTGAAATAAGACTACTGCACTATGCCTGCATACATCACACAGAATGAAGCGGCCCTATTTGCTGAAACGCTGGGCAGTGTATCGGCCATGCGTGCCACCGTGCTATTAACTGCCGCATCAACTATGCTCGACCAGTTTACAGGGCGGACTTTTACAGGTGCCGAACTAACGGACAGCGTGAAAGCTGGCATCGCGATGTGTGCCGAATGGATGGCGACATCAAACCCGGCAGGCGGCACGATCATCAAAGAAAAGATCGGCGACTACGACGCCAGTTATGCCACGCCTGAAGCTGGTTCAATTCCGGTTGCAATTCAGATGTTGTGGGCACCTTATAAGATTGTGGCAGTAGGATGATTAAAGCCTCTTTCACGCTCAACTGGTCGGGCGGTGAATACTCCGTTCGACTGCATCGTGAACTTGTCAGGGCTGTGGGCAAATCTGCCCTGCTGGTCGAGCGATCTGCAAAAAAGATGCTTGCCAATAGCGGCAAGAGCATGACCGCAAAATCAGGTATTAATCAGATCGGTTCGCGGACTGGATCAATGGCCGCCATGAATCGATTCAAGGCAGGCACTCGCGACATATTCAACCTTAAAGAAGTATCGAACAAAAAAGGTAATAAGACGCTGGTTTTTGGCGGAACAATGATGTCAAGCAAGGTCGGCAGGCTTGACCGCGTTTATTGGTACGCAAATCCGCTATTCCGCTGGGTGCAATCCTCGCAACCAGGCACGCCGCCAAACAAGCAGACTGGCAGACTGCAATCGTCCGTTACGTCACAATTTTTAGAGGGTGGATTAAAAGCCAAGGTCGGCCCGGCTCAAAATCTGATCTATGCCCGGATTCAAGAGCTTGGCGGCAAAGCAATGATCCGGCTTCCCGCCCGCCCATACATGCGGCCAGCATTTGAGCAGAATCAACAGGCCATTCTATTTCAATTCGCTCTTGCCGTTCAGAAGGCCGCGAAATGACGTTTCCGCATTGGATTGAACTCCTGCCGAAGTCGGCAGTGACGAGCAACATTGCAGGCTTTGGCTATAGCTATCCAGCCACCGGCGATAGTTATCGGGCATATGTACAACATCGGTCAGAGTCATTACAGGTCATTAATAACACGGGCGGTGTATCAACCGGCGTTGTGGTTTATGCCGATCCAGCCTGCCCGGCTGCGACATACGACCGATTCAATTTCAACGGTAATCAGTTTGAAATAACCGGCGTGATGCCACAATACACGCCTCGCGGCAATCATCATTTAAGAATAATGGCCGTGGAGCTTTCACAGAAATAATGCAACTGTCAAACCGCATCACTGCCATTAAAACCGCATGGGCGGCAGCTATCCCCACCGTGCCGCTGTATTATCAACTGGCACCTGAAAACACCGTCTGCCCGTTTGCCGTGCTGCGTATCGGCCCGGTCACTCCCGGCGAGCAGGATATAACCAATAAAGATTGGGAAGCCACCGCAACGATTGTGGCTTACGAGACAACGGACACCGCCATTTTGTCGCTGAATGATTCGATTGTGAATCTGTTTGAACGTGGCAATATCAGCGGGTTCTACAGTTCAACCGTGCAATCGGCTGAAGTTGAGTTTAATTACGGCGATCAGATGGCCGTCTGGTCAGCTTCTATTTCCGTTTCGCTTCTCTGGACTATCTAACAACTGAAAGGGGCTAACCATGCCAAAGATTGCATTCTATAACACGACGCTTTCATTTGCCGGTTCAAATATTGCCGTGTCGTCAGTATCACTGACTGATTCGGCAGAACTGGCGGATGTCTCGGACACTGGCAGCGAATACGTTCAGCGGATCCGTGCCCTGCGAGACCGTCAGGCCACCGCAACGCTTTATTCTACCGGCTCGGCACCGACCACCATCGGGGCGACTGGCAACCTCACCTGGTCGAGCAGCGGCGCACCAACATTCCCGGCCATTGTTGAATCCGTTCAATATGGCAATGCCGACATTAAAGGCGCGATTCCGATCACGATTACATTTCGCGGCAACGGTTCTTAATCTGCTTTGAGGGGCAATTCATGAGCAAATTAACGACACCGATCGAAACCGTTGAAATCGCTGGCCAGACGCTCCGCTTTGGCCGATTGACACTAGGGGCAGCGGTTGAGCTTGAAGACTACTTACAGACTCTGCCAACGCCATTTGAGGCACTGGAAAGCAGTAAGACGCTTCAGCATATCGACCCCGAAATGCGCGAACGGCTGATTCAAGAGAAATTGCAACAGCTTCACTTTTGGCCGCCTGATGCATTAAACGCTCTGGCCAACTCGCAATTCTTGACATCTGCAAAATTCGGCATGGCGTTTCTGGTCGCCATGATCACCGCTTACAACAGCCATATATCATCGACCGAGGCTCGTGAAATCGCTGCCAAAGCCAATCACGGCGATTTTATGACCGTTCACCGGATTGCATTAGGGTTAAACGACCCAAAAGCACCAGCCGCAGGCGACCCGCTGCCGATGCCGGGGGTGGCGACCGGATCACCTGGGGCCGAATCATCGCATGGCTGATGGCTGAACTGCACACCGGCTACCAGCAAGCCGTTTCAATGCCTGTGATCACGGCATTTGATTTGATGTCACATCACGCTAAAAACAACGAAATGCCAGACCGAACATGAGTACAGTTGTCGGCAATCTCTCTGTCGAACTTGGCATCTCTGATGATCAGCTTCGCGCTGGCCTTGCGTCGGCAATGGTGCAAGCTCAAAAAGCTGGTCAGCAAATCAGCAATAGTGTTAATCAGGCGGGGGCAAAATCTGGGGGTAATCCGCAGGGCCTTCTGAATCTGTCGCGAGCCGTTGACGATCTGCAATATGGTTTCCGTGGCGTGATTAATAACATTGAAGGCATCGTTACCGGCTTTGGCGGTTCCGCAGGCTTGGCAGGTGCTGCAACGCTGGCAGGTATTGCAATAGCGTCAATCGTACCCAAGCTGGCAGAACTTGCCGCTCAAACCGATCCTGTGAAAGAATTATCTCAAACATTAAAAGATATTAATAATTCGGGGGCTGGCGGCACTTTTCTAGGGATGTCCGAAGCTGCCAAAGCCACCAAAGCAGCATATGAAGCCGCAGCAGACAAATTGAAAGAAATGCAATCGATCAGCAGCCAGGTTGTTTTCGCTGGCGGCGGCCCCGGTATGGGTGCAGCAGGTGCCGTGCAGGATGTTGGGACAAGTGCAGCAGAGCTCGCAAGGCAGAGAAGAGCTTTAGGAAATCTGGCTCAAGATGCCGCACGCATGGGCTTCATGTCAGAGCAGGCACAAAGGAGAGTTGTTGCCAGTGGTTTATCTGAGTTTGATCTGACAACAAACCAGAAAGATCAGCAGCAATTAAACCAACAAATCTTTCAAGCGGCTATAGATAAATTTGGCGGTGGACAGGCACTCCAGAAACGGCTTGATTTTCTTTCTCCTGACATGGGCCTTTTCGGTGCTTTCAAAGAAGGCGACATAGCCGGATCAAATGAAGCAATCAAACTGCTTGGATTGCAGGCTGAACAGGTCAAAGTGCTAGCAGCCGATTTCGAGCGTGTTACCGGATCTGCTGCTGAACTAAAAACTATTGACGAACAGGCAAAGCAGCAGCTCGAGCGTGATATTGATGATATTTACAAGGGCATTGTTGAAGCGGCGGATAAAAATATAAAACTTGCAAGAGAGAAGAATCAAACCATCGGTCAAGAAATAGATCAGATGGTCAAAGACGAATTGGAACGCCAGAGATTACAGGCACAAGCATCCAAAATTCAAAACAACATTGATGAAAGCATGTTGCAACGCCAGCGAACCGAAATCATCGGCGCGTCTGACGTATTCCAGCGTAATTTCATGGCTGGAACCAGCGAAGATCCGACCGTCAAGGCTATCGAAAAGCAGACGGAAGATCTGCGAGAAATCATGCAGCAGATTAAGGAATTGAATTAATGGGTGCCCCTTCTGTTGC